TTCCATAAGCTCGCGATCAGTGAGCGTGCGCAGGTAGTTGCGGTCATTCATCATCGTCGTCCTCCTCTTCATCTTCGTATTCTTCGTCGTCCGTTTCTGGTTCGTCAGGCAGGGCCTCCCACTTGGCCTCGCGCTCGGCGAGGATGCGGTCGCGCTCGGCCTGCGGCAGCGCCTTCCACGCGGCGTCTTCGGCGGCCATCAGCTTGCGCTCTTCCTGAACGCGGCGCTCTTCTTCTTCGCGGAACAATTCCCAGATGTCAGTCATGTCAAAAGTTCCACGGGGTTGCGTTGTACTGTGCGGCCACGGCACGCGCGGCGCGCTTCCCGTCAACCTGATGCTCGGCGAGCTGAACGCGGTGACCTGCGTCGATGATCTCGATGCAGACGACGGCGCGGCCCTTGCCGAGCTTGTAATAGTTTGCGGCTTTCGTCATTTCGGGTGTCTCCTGCGTTGCTGATGACCCTCTCTCGCATATGCAATTCAGCATTGCAACACCCCATTTGCAGTTTTTTACTCGTAGAAGATAATCTTTCCGCCTTCCATGCGCAGCGGGCCGTCCTTCTCTTTGCTAAGTGTCTGAATTGCCCGGACAACTGACTGCCTGCGGGTGTCGCGCTTGCCGGCCTCTGGCGCAGGCAAATCGGCCACGGCGCGGTCGATCAGGTCGACGGCACTGACAATACTGTCGGCCCCGAACACGGTCATAATTTCCAATAGGTGATTTTCTACACGTCCGCGACGCTTGACTTCCTTGCGATCCGCCGGGTTCCCGGCCGGTGCCGACAGCTCGGTCTCGACCGCGACGCAGCTCGTGATGATGTCGCCGTCGTAGTCGATGCCCACGTCGATCACCTCCAGCTTGAACGGGTACCGAACGCCGTCCTCGCCGTCCTTCATCTTCTCGATGATGATCTCGCGATCGCCGTTCTCGTGGCGCAGCACCTCGATCTGCACGTCGGCCGCAGCCTTCAGGCCGGACCAGCCGCGCGAGCCCTTGCTGAGGTCCTTGCCCGCGTGGTGGACGACGAGGTTCATCGCGCCGATGGCCTCGTGCAGCAGGTTAATGTTGCGCAGCGCCCGGCCCATGTCCTCGCTGGTGTTTTCGTTGGCGCCGGGGGTCACCTGCGCCAGCGTGTCGATCACGACCATGTCGACCGAGCCGAGGTTTCGGATCTCGGCGATCACCTGAGAGATGTCGTCGTCGTCGAGAAAGTTGGGCGCGGCGGTGATCACGTGCAGGTCTTGCATGGTCTCGAGGTCGAAGCCGTGGTGTATGGCATACGCCTCGCCGCGCTTGCCCAAGCCCGACCCGCCCTCGGCGGCGATCACTACGACGCGGCCACGCACCGTCCGGCGCCCACGCCACGCGACGCCGCGCGCAATCGCGAAGGCCAGATCCAGTGCCACGAACGTCTTGCCGGAGCCCGACGCACCGAACAGGATACCCAGCTCGGCCTTGGGCAGCACGGCCTTGATCAGCCAGCTCATCGGCTCGCGGAGGGTCAGGTCGTAGATCGGCACGGGTCCGAAGCGGCCTACGCTCTTCGGCGGCAGGTCAGCCATGATCACCTCGGCCTTGGCGAGCACCTGTTGGCGGCTGACTGCCTCACTGGGGCGGTGGACCGCCTCCTTGGTCATCTTGATCACCGACGCCATCGTGATCGAGCGTCTGCCCGGTGTCTGCCTGAAGCCGTCCCAGAGGTAGCGCAGCCCCTCAGTCCCGGGGTAGGTGTCGCCGTCCATCGACCAGTCGTCCCAGATGTCGAAGCCGGTGTCGTCCCCCTCACACTCGTGGTGCAGGGCCATGCCGACGCGCAGCCACGGCTCGCGGCCCATACTGGGGTCGAGCTGGCCGACCAGCTCCTGCATGCGGGCGATAGTCAGGCCCAGCTTCGGCTCGCGGCCGGCCATGAAGTCGTTGGGGTCGAACGTCGCCGACGACGACGCGCCGAAGCGGCGCTGGCACAGGTCAATCGTGGCCGCGTCGACGACGGCGATGTGGTCCTCGTAGCCCATCACCTCGCAGCCCGGCAGGATGTTGCCGGTCAGGGTGACGAAGCCGGAGGAGCTGAACGTCTCGAAGCCGTACTGGTCGGGGGTGGAGGCGCTCTTGTGGTTGCCCAGATCACCCTTGAGGACGGCGCGGATGCCTTTGCCGCTCGGGCTGTACTCGGCGTAGGTGCGGTTGACGATTGCCTCGACCTCGGCGTTCGTGTGCCCGACCACGTCGACGCAGTTGTCGAAGTCGAGGAAGACGTACCCGAACTCCTTCAGCGGAGCGAAGCCCACGCCATCGAAGCCGGCACGCACGGCGGCGTCGAGGGCCGCAACGAAGGTGGTCAGCCGGGCTCGGTCCTGCGGCGCGCCCTGCTGGCCGTGCCGGCGCGTGCCGTCGGCCCAGAACGGGATCTTGCGCGGCTTGGCCTCGCCGACGAACTGCTCGAACCGCCACATCAGCCAGCCGGGCAGCTCGCGGAGCGGCTCTGGCACCTGCACAGTGCGGAGAGCAGGCGCAATTGACCTCACGTTGGACATGTCATCGTCCTCGCTCACGGGGGTTACAGGATGTCTGCGGCGGGAGCGTTGATTGCTCGGACGAGAAAGGGGTTCATCAGTCGGTCGCGATCCACGCCGAAGGTGCTCTCGATCAGCACGGCACGCTCGGGCGGAACCCAGCCGCGCGCCTTCCAATTGTAGACCGCTTGGTGGCTGACGCCCATCGCCTTGGCGAACCGCACGATGCCGCCGCCGCGCTCGATGGCGACGTCGATGGCGGCGACGCGGTCTTCTTTGGTGGTCATGCTACAGCCTCTGGCTCGTGGGCGGCCTGTCGGAACCGCTCGATACCGATGGCCCAGACGCGGGCCTCGGTCATGTACTGGGCGCGCAACTCCTGCAGGCGGTTGTCCACGGCGCGCAGGTCGGTCGTGAGCCGATCCCTCGTCGCGAACAGCGTGCGCGCCTCGGCGCAGGTTTCCCCGATCATGAGCGTTTCCCCCTCTTGCCGATGCGGCCCGTCTTGGGGTCACGGAAGTGCGCCTGCGACAGGGCGGCGGTCAGCCTGCTGACGTCGCTCTTGGCGACGGTGATGCGGACGTTGGCCTCCCGGAGGTCTGCCTCGAGGCGGGCGTTCGTCGCCCGCAGGTGGTCGGCCTCTGCCTTGTATGCCTCGACCGCCTCGCGGGCGGCCCACGGCCAGATGATGTTCATTCGCGTTCTCCCTGTTGTTGCTGTTGTCGTGTTTGGCACGTGCAATTGCACATTACAACCCGTCCTCTCGCACGTCGATCTCCTCCTCCGTGGCGGGGGGCGACCGCATAATGATGGCCACGGTGATGACCACGAGGATGGTCCGCGCCAGCGCGGTGCCGGCCGTCATGCGTCTATCCCTGTCGCGTAGGTGAACGTGGGCATGTTGCGCTTGCGTTGCAGCGCCACGATGGCGCGGCCGAGTTGCATCGTGGCTGCGCGGACGGCCCTGTCCGACATGGCGCCGCCCATACCGTGGTTCAGGCCGATGATGCGGTCACTGTCGTGGTCGACCACGACCTCGATCGACTTGCGCTCGGGACGGCGGCGCGGGGCGTCCGCCGGGCGGAAGCGGCCAGCCCAGTCGATGATGGTGCGGGGGTTGACCCCATAGGCGCGTGCCACCGCTCCCAGCCGCTGGCCACCCTCGTAGTCGGCGACTGCCAAGCGACGGCGGGCGTCGGCCTTGGCCAAGCGCGCCGCGTGCGCGATCATGTCTCGGCTGGGAAAGCGTTTCGCCTTGCGGCTCGACGTTTTCCCCGGTGATACAGGAACTCCATCGTCTGCTGCGTCTCCTCGAGGCGCTTCAACTCCCGCTGCTCGCCGGGGGTCATATATGTTTGGGCTTTGATCTGTCGCAATCGCAGGATGCGTTTCAGCCCGGGCGTCGGGAAGTTTGGGTCGATCTCGTAGTCGATTATCCGTTTTGCCATTGGTATTACTCATTGGGGGTTTCCTTAGTTTGCGCTGCGAGGGCGGCTTCTGCGATGGCGAGGCGTTCGATGAGGGTTTCAATATCCTTCTCATGCTGGCCAAAATGGCTGGCGTCCTCGGCATCGAGCCACGCTTGCAGTCGTCCCACGGCATCACTCTGCATCGGTCTGCTCCTTGGTTTGCGCTGCGAGAGCGGCGCGGGCGGCGTCGAAGGCGATGAGGGCGGCGTAAGCAGCGTCTACGGCGTCGGGGGCGTCAACAAGGGCGTCCCATGCGGTGGAGGCGCGGGCAGCATTGTACGCGGCCCTCAATTTTTGCAGATCAGTCATTGGTCTGCTCCTGTTCTTGCGCTGCGAGTGCGGCTTTATAAACCCTGTTGGCGTCGGCGTACGCGGCGTTGCAGGTGGCGTTGGCGGAGCTTACAGTGGCGTCCCATGCGGCGTATGCGGCGTCCCATGCGGCGTCCCGAGCGGCCTTCAATTTCTCGATCTCAGTCATCGGTCAGTCTCCTGCTCTTGCGCTGCGAGGGTGGCGAGGTAGGCCTTGCTGGCGTCGCGGGCTGCGCTGTAAGTAACGCGGGCGGCTTTATATGCGTCGCAGGCGTCGCGGGCTGCGCTGTAAGCAACGCGGGCGGCGTCGAGGGCGTCGCGGGCTGCGCTGTAAGCAACGCGGGCGGCTTCTGCGTCGAAGGCGTAGGCGGCGAGGTAAGCGGCGTCGAGTTCGGCCTTCAGTCTCTCAAGGTCAGTCATAGGTCAGTCTCCTATCGATACGGCAGCATGGGCACGGCCCACGGTGCGAGGGTGATGGCGAACGCCAGCAGGATCGCCGCCAGCAGCACGACAGACTGCCGCCAGCTAAGGTGGCGCTTGCCGGGGCGCTCGGGGTCTACCATGTCAGCATCCACCCGGCGATCATCGTGGCGGTCAGCAGGAGCCACGCGCAGGCCATCATGCCGGCCAGCCGCTGTGCCATGCGCTGCCGGCGCCTCTGGCGCACCAGCAGCTCCGTGAGGGTGTGGTGGGTCATGCTGCGACCTCCTCGGCGGCTATGCGGGCCTCGCAGCGGGCGAAGCGGGCCTCGGCGTCCACGACGGCCTTACGGCGCGCCTTGAGGTGGATGACGTTCCAGTGGTCGGGTGCAGCCTCCACCTCGGCGGTCAAGCGGGCCACCTTCTGCTGGAGCTGCCAGAGGTCGTCGTGGATGTTCTGGAGGTCGCGCTTGGCCGGGGTCATGCCGGGCGCGAATGGCTTCTGGTAGGTGAAGGTCATGCTGCGTCTCCCTTGCTGCGGTTGATGGCGACGGCCTCGGCGTAGATCCGCTCGCGGATCGCGTTGAGCGTCAGGATGCGGTCGTAGTGTGCCGAGCGATCTGCGACGCAGCGCTCGGCGTCGCCGGGATAGTCGCGGCCGTTCGGCGTGACCTGCCGCAGGCTGTCGATGGCCTTGGTCAGGTGGTCGAAGGCGGCGAGGCGCGGGTCGATGAGGTCGGCGGCGCTGGTGCCGTTGATGTTGAGGGTGGGGCTGATCATCTGGTGTCTCCTTGGTTGCTGATGAGCCTTTCTCGCACATGCAATCACAGGTTGCAACAGCTAATTTATCGGTCGTAGGGCATGCCGTTGAACAGGACCTCGCGGCCGTCTGGCATGCGCAAATAGTCAGGCTCGCCCGCCCGCCAGACGACCTCGACGCCCAGCAGTGCCTCCCGCATCGGCCTGCCATAGTGCCCGCGATCCCAGCCTATCACGTACACGACGCGCCGCATCTGTTTGCCCAGTATGCCGGTTATGCGGGCCTTCGTGATGTCGTGCTGCCGGGCCAGATCGGCCTTGTTGACGTTGTTGACGTAGTGGTCGCGCCAGATGGACCAGTTGCGGTCTGCCAGCTCGATGTTGGTCGGCACCGGCTTCACTTCCTCCGACTGGAGGGCGGCGCTGAGGGCGCGGCGCAGGTGGTACAGCACCCGATCGTCGGTCGCCTGCGCCACGAGGGCGGTTATCTTCTTGCTGATCATGTCGGTGTCTCCGTGGCGTTCTGCGCGGCGGACCGCGTGGCGAGGGTGAGGCTGTCGATCAGCACCCTGATCTTGGCGTCGCGATCGACGAGGGCCGCGTTCTGAATGTCGTAACGCTTGGCCCAGTCGCTCACCTCTTCGCGCAGTCGCCTGATGGCAAGGTTTGCGACGAACAGATCATGCTTCAGTTCTTCTTTCTTCACGTGTCGATCTCCTGTCCTGCGTCCCTGTAGTCGTCCCACACGGCCGCGAGGACGTCGGCGTAGGTGTAGGTGACGCCGCTGGCCTCCAGCGCGGCCTCAGTGGCCTCCAGCGCGTCGTGCAGGTCGCCCGCCTCGTCTCCCGGCTGGAAGTAGAGGCTGCGGCGCTCGGCGTGGTGCGTGAGCGTGGTGCCGATGCCGGCGTCGATGCTGATGTCTCCGAAGCGCATGGTGGTGTCTCCTTGGTTTAGGGGCTGGCCCGGGGGTGGTGTGCCCCCGGGGCGGCGGTGTCAGAGGGCGATGACCTCGATGGTGCAGCGCGCCCGGCAGGCGGCGTTGATGGCGGCGTTGTGGGCGAGAACGAGCTTCTGCGCGTTGTGGATCGTCACGCCTTCAATGCCGGCCTTGCGGGCGTCGGCGAGCATGATGTGCAGGCCACGCACCGTGTTGCCGAAGCGGCGGCTT